AACTAAACATATTTGAATTGAACAAGATTAAAACTATCTGCGAAGCCGTTGGCACAGAGTATTTTACTCTTGAGCAAACAAATAGTTCAGGCATTGGTAGAGTATTAACAATGACTTATGAAACTGAAATAGCAGACTATCCTGCTAGTGTTCGTATCGAAGTATCTGGCGTGGAGACGTGGTAATGGGTGAAGATTACGAAGCATTTGCAAACAAGATGGAAACATCTTATCCTAAAATGTTCGAAGGCAAGTATGGTGGGTTTGCCTGTGGCGAAGGATGGTGGCCGATTCTAGAAAAACTATGCTCTAACATTCAACATCACATTGATTGGAAGAACAAGCAGTCAGAAGTTGTTCCACAAGTAACTGTGGCACAGATTAAAGAAAAGTTCGGCGGACTACGTTTCTATTACGATGGTGGCGATGACTATATTAGCGGGTTAGTTAGTATGGCAGAGGCATGGGCAGATCATAGTTGTGAAACTTGCGGTGCTCCTGGAAAGCGCCGAGACGGTGGGTGGATTCGCACACTATGTGATACTCACGAAGCAGAAAGAGAAAAAAGGTTGGCAGAATGAAAAGAAATTACGAATCAGGTGTTGCAGACAGCATTACATTCTTCACAGGTGTAGAGATTGAAAAAACTCCTGCATATGGAATGAAGACACTGTTTGTTACAGGTGTTCAAGATTCATACTTTATTATGGATCTTGCTCGCGAACACAAATGCCAACACATTTATTTTGGTGCTAATCAAAGTTTTCCTAAATTAGAAGTTAACGATGCAGAGCCGTGGCGTCTATGGGAAGATATGATCTACGTCTGCCTAGATGCCGACGATGACTTTTGGTGTACACTAGATCTAGATCTAACACAAGTTGAAGGCCTTCTCGAAAGCGGTCTTGTTGAGAAACGTCAATTCATTCCACAGATTTCGGTAAAACTGCCCTATTTACAACAGCTGGGGTATAATGCTACAATAAAGATTGACGACAAAGATTTTAAAGCAACCAATCCCGGAGTATGGTGTCATAATCTCCACGACCTGCTTGGTAGAGATCAGTTTACAAGTTGGGATCAATATGGCAAAGATGAGATTATCAAATGAGTAATATTGGACCATATGCATCAACTGCAAAGTCTATTCATCGATTACAACGTTCGCTGAATAAATCCTCAGCGGGTTTTAGACCAAGAATTGGATCAAAACAGTATGCAAAAGAAAAACCTATGAAATTAACATTTAAAGAACGAATTCGAAACTGGCTGATGAATGACATCGACGACGCCGAACCAATATACGCAGAAGACAGTGACGGACCAGAGATTCAATCTCAAGGATTTCGATTAAATGTTTATGGTGCTAGCGGCGGTACTATTGTAGAAACTACCAAGTATGATCGAAAGAGCGATGAGCATCGCCATAGTCTACACGTAGTTACAGAAGACAAAGATCTCGGCGAAGAACTAGCAAAAATTATAACTATGGAGCAACTACGATGAAACATCCTAATCTAGATGTAAAAAAAATCACGATAAAAGAAACTGATGCATACAGAGTTCGTGTTGAAAGTTGGGAAAGCATAAGTCCACAAGGACTGTTTGCAGTAGATATCATTCAAGAATGTTTAGACACCAAGAAAAATATCACTGAATCCAGTGCCTACAATTTTCACATGACTAGAGAAGAAATTAAAACACTGTGTGAAGGACTGTTGTCATTATGATTATCAAACAAGACATTCGACCGCTTAAAATGATTTGGGTCACATTTCAAAAGGAAGGCATTCATTGCTATCCTGCGGCCGCTACAGACCCCAATCTAGCAACAGGAGATCAATATGATGTTTCGTTTTTGGCTAATCCTCATCGCCATATTTTTCATTTTAGGGTATGGCTTAGTGTCACCCACAATGACAGAGATGTGGAATTTATACAATTCAAGCGGTGGCTTGAACAACTGTATTCTAGCACACAAAATATTTTGTCGCTAGATCACAAGAGTTGCGAAATGATGTCAGACGAATTATATGACATGATTTCCAATAAGTATCCGGGCCGTGAGGTTTGGATTGAAGTCTCCGAAGACGGAGAAAATGGTTCGTTTATTAAGTATTAATAGGAAAAACTAAAATGGCTCGTAATTATAAAGATTATGCATATTTTGAAAATCGCCCCGACGTTGTTCGGATCTTTGATGACCTGGATGCATATCTAGATTGGTGCAGATTAGAACTGCAACCATTTAATCCTGCAGATCTCTATAAGAGAGATTCTGTGACTTATCAGTCTTATCTGGCAAGTCGTCGTCCAGCAAGACGCCCATACTTAGGCACTAAGCCTCGTTGGGATAATAACGGTCGCCGCAATGAGCAGAATTTTTCTCGTTGATCTAGAAGCAGTTGAGACAAGGTACACGGGACAATGGAAGTCTCATGTACCTGCTTTACTTAAAAAGGCAGGACACAATGTCAACATTATATCAGGTCCTACGGACATTCCTAGTGCTACCACTCCTGGCGCATTTCTCAACTTTGGCGGCACTAATATCTACAAGGCTAGTCAAGTTGAGCAGATGGGTCGTTTATTTTGCTCCGGAGCAGTTAAGCCTGGCGATCATTTTTTGTTTACTGATGCTTGGCATCCTGGTATCATAAACCTAAAGTACATGAGCGAGTTGCTGGGCATTCCGGTAGTTACACACGGATTGTGGCATGCTGGATCATATGATCCGCAAGACTTTTTAGGCAGACTAGTTGGCAATAAGCCTTGGGTGCGTAATGCAGAGAAATCATTCTTTTCTGCCTTTGATCACAATTACTTTGCCACAGACTTTCATATAGAAATGTTTAATAGAGAACTATTGAACAATGGGCACACTGTAGAAAATCCTTGGTACGAGGAAGAACTTAAAGAAATCCTAAGCGGAGAGTATCCTAAGTTTGTACGCACAGGTTGGCCCATGGAGTATATGCAGGATACTTTGCTGATGTATAAGAACATGAAGAAACGTGATCTTATTTTGTTCCCGCATCGTGTTGCTCCAGAGAAGCAGGTTGAAATATTCCGTGATCTAAAACATCAGTTGCCGCAATACGAGTTTGTTGTTTGTCAAGATCAACAGTTGACTAAAAACGAATATCACAATTTGTTAGGTGAAGCTAAATTAGTGTTCAGTGCTAACCTACAAGAAACACTGGGAATCAGTTGGTATGAAGGTGCCATTGTAGATGCTATCCCTATGGTGCCTGATCGGTTAAGCTATAGCGAAATGGCTCTTGATACATTTAAGTATCCCAGTAAATGGACTGAAAGCTATGATGCATATACTGTGTATCGTCCAGATATCTGTAAAACAATTATAGAACACATGGAAAATTATAGAACTCGTATACCTAGCCTAAATAAACAGGTAGATATACTGAAAGAAAACTTTTTTAGTTGCAATAAACTATTAGAGATGTTAAAATAATAATTTATGTCATCCACGACATTAACTCGGAGAAACAAAATTGACAAATAAAGAAACAGGCTTGGATGCAATGGCAGGCGATGGCGGATACCAAGAAGGAACCTTGGCAGGTGCAATCCGCATGAGGATGAGACGTGAAGGCAAAAGATTCTGGGCAGGTGATAACATCAGTGATTACTTGCATGAGAGCGACAAAGAACATCTTATCAACGATGCAACAGAAGCATTTGAATTGGTATTAGATCGATTGTTAATTGATCGAGAAAACGATCCTAACTCAAAAGGCACAGCCCGTCGACTGGCCAAGATGTATTTTAACGAAGTAATGGCAGGTAGATATGAACCAGCACCAGATGCAACAGCTTTTCCAAATGACAGCGCCGACCGCTACGAAGGTATGCTTGTGGTACGTAGTGAGCTTCGAAGTATGTGTTCTCATCATCACCAGCCTGTATCTGGGGTTGCCTACATCGGTATCATTGCCGCTAATAAACTTATTGGTCTCAGTAAGTATACCAGAATAGCACAGTGGTGTGCTAGACGGGGCACACTACAAGAAGAACTTTGTAACGACATTGCAAGAGAAATTATGAAAGCAACAGATAGCGAGAATGTAGCAGTCTATGTACAAGCTGTTCATGGATGCTGTGAGAATCGAGGCATTATGGCACATTCTAGTCTAACACAGACCACAGTACTAAAAGGATCATTTAAAGATGACCCTCACACAAAGAAAGAGTTTTTTGACAACATTAAACTGCAACAAGAGTTTGCACCACGATAAGGAATAATATGAAAACATTTGACACATTTGAACAAGTAGAAGACATGGGCGCTTGCATGAAGAGACCTATTGTAGTACATGCTAAAAAGATTGATGAGGACTTTCGTGTGAATACACTGGAAGGCAATTACAAGCAAGGCAAGCCAGGCGACTATCTAATGAAAGGTATCGACGGCGAGCTGTATATCTGCGATGGTCCAATTTTTGAACGCACTTACGATTTTGTAAAGGAAGAATAATGTTAGATAAATTTTTCATATGGGTTGGTCGCAATAGAAAAGAAATCAGCCTTACTATTGGCGGCCTAAACTTACTATCTGGATTAAGTGCTTTAGTCAACGGTAACTACGGACTTGCTATCGTAGGATTTACAATTGGTGGGGTTCTTATTCTTGATGCTTACAAGGGGATTTAAATGAGTCAAGTATATCTTATCAAACCTTTGGAAAAGAAAAGCATTGTCTACCATGTAGAAATGTATCGTAAAAATCCCGATGATAGCATCAGTTGGTTCAACATAGATGAAACTTATCGATGGGGACAGGGCTTTGTGGAAGGTGATTTAGATTGCAATCTTCCATGGCAAGGTGACAATGTCGCTTATGCTCGAACTGATTGTGGCTGGGGCTGTGAGTTTGATGATAGCTGTAGTATTGAATGGGAATTCAGCGATGACATCTCTGAACTGGAACAACAAGAATTAAAAGAATTATACTACGAAGGTGGCGCAGGTTGGCTCTATGACGGTGAACATGATTGGTCAGAAGAAGATTGTGCAGTCCATATTATTGCACCGTATCAAGTTAGTCTATGTGATGAAATAACAGGCGACGTTATTGAAGAGAACGTAAAATTAAAAACTCGACCAAAGACAAGCAACTCTTGGCCGTTTACACAAAATGACAGTTGACACAATTCTTTTTATATCACTTGTATTAACCGTAATAGGAATAGTGTTATGGGACATGTATCAGGATGAAAAAATAAGAAATCAAACCTATGTCATAGGTAGTCGTGTATTTGGTAGATGGAACGAGATTCCGTTTGTTGGAACTATAGGTAATGATAGCTCAATTGATTACACCGATGATTCGGAAATCACTATACATTTAGATCTGCCAATGAAGATTGACAAAGAGTTTAAATCAACTATAATAGTCAAACATACAGACATTAAACAACTTTTGAAAGAGTATTAAGAATGAAGGCATTACTTAATTTTTTAGAACGCATTGGACGTAAGCGTATTATCATGGATCGTGTTTGCAACGAACCTTACCTAGAACGCTACTATGTGTTTTTAAAAGATAGAACACACTTTCCGTTTAACGTATTCTTACACAAGTTTCTAAAAGGCGATCCAGATGATGTACATGATCATCCGTGGCCCTATGCAACATTGATTTTAAAAGGTGGTTACTACGAGTACACTCCTAATTTTGAATACGGTAAACTGGTCGGAGAAACTAAACATTGGCGAGGTCCTGGACACTTTCGAATATGTGGTTCAAACAGTTATCATCGTATCGAATTAAAACACGGAGTCACTGCTTGGACTCTGTTCATGCCTGGTCCACACAAACGTGATTGGGGATTCCTAGTCAACAACAAATGGATTCAACACGAGCAATATCTCAAGGAGCGTCATGCAAAAACGTAAAGTAAGTTGGGCAGAGTGTCAAGGTCTAGTGGCAAAAATTTGTAGAGATATTTCTCTTAATAAATGGCGACCAGATTACGTAGTAGGCATTACCCGAGGAGGGCTATTGCCTGCTGTCATGATCAGTCAGTATTTTAATATTCCCTGTGAAACACTGAAAGTAAGTCTCAGAGACAACAGCGGTGAACATGCTACAGAAAGCAACTTATGGATGGCTGAAGATGCCTTTGGTTATCCTATGTCGTCCGGCAGTGGCAAAAAGAACATACTGATTGTAGATGACATCAACGATACAGGTGCAACTATTAATTGGATTTTGACTGATTGGCCGTCTGGATGTTTGCCCGATGATGAAAGATGGCGTAATGAAATATGGAATCAAAACGTAAAGTTTGCCACAATATTTGATAACCTTGCCAGTAAGTCTAAAGTTAGAATGGATTATATTGGGGAAGAGATCAACAAGGCAGAAAATCCTATATGGGTTGAATTCCCTTTTGAAGAGTGGTGGACAAAATGAAAAAAGAAGATTACATACTAGAAGATGCAGAAAAGGAAGGTATTGCACCGTGGAAGGATCTGGTCCGGGAAGACTTCCATGTCAAGGTCTTTAAAGATAAGTACCCTGTATCCGAAGGTCATTTGTTATTTGTGCCACAATATGCATCAGATGGAGTGATTGTTGACTGCTTCAGCGATGCATTAACACACGGCAAAGACATGGTAGAGAAAGGCGAGTGGGACGGATTTAATATTGGAATCAATTGGGGTGAGGCAGCAGGGCAAACAGTCATGTACCCGCACATACATCTAATCCCAAGACGCAAAGGAGACATGGAAGATCCACGTGGTGGAGTTAGACATGTTATCCCAGAAAAAGGCAATTACAAAAAATAAGTAAAATATTGTGTCTAATCTAAAAACAATTCTAGTTCCGTGGAATAAAGAACAAACTGGATTTTGGTGGAATGAAACCTGTGCTATGGTGTTGGAACACTTTGGACTCCCTGGCGATCGATACACAAGTCATCCAGAGACAGATCAGATGATATTTAAATTTCATAACGAACACGATGCTGTAATGTGCAAAATATTGTTAAGCGACAGAATATGATCAAATACATTATTGGTTTTGTTGTTGCTTGTATTCTTTGGATAGTTGTACTTTCTCAAGTAGACATGCCAGAGTATCGAGTGTACGATTGTAACATGTCTGAATGGCATCCCGATATTCCCATTGATGTCAAAGAAGAATGTCGCAAACGTAGACATCAAGATTGGAAGAAACAGAATGAGAACACTATTTAATTAGGAGTTGAAATTGAAAAGCTGGACACTTAATGTAGAAGAAGCCGACGATGGTAGTGGCGATGCCATATTAACTTTTCCGCCAGACCTATTAAAACAAACAGGTTGGAAAGAAGGCGACAATCTTAATTGGATTGATCAAAAAGATGGTAGTTGGCTACTCAAAAAGGTTGACACAACTGATGAAAAGAGTGTATAATATATTATGAGCAAAATTAAAATAGCAGAGCTGTTCTACAGCATACAAGGTGAAGGACGCTATATGGGTGTGCCTTCTGTGTTCCTGCGCACATTTGGTTGTAACTTTAAGTGTGCAGGATTTGGTATGCCGCGCGGCGAATCTAGTCATGAAGCCACTGACATTGCGGCAACACATAAGATGATTACGCCGTTTACAAAATATGAAGACTTGCCCTTAGTTAGTACAGGCTGTGACAGCTATGCCAGTTGGCATCCAGACTTTAAAGATTTGTCACCGATGCTAACAAGTGAAGCAATTGTAGATCGTATTATGGAAATTATTCCATTCCAGATGTGGCAAGATGAACATCTAGTTATTACAGGTGGCGAGCCGTTACTAGGATGGCAACGTGCTTATCCGGATTTGCTTAATAATCCTAAGATGCGTGACTTGAAAGAGATTACGTTTGAAACAAATGGTACTCAGAAACTCACACCGGAGTTTAAAGAATACTTGAGAAAGTGGAATAGCGTAGTGGGCAAAGAACTTACATTCTCAGTAAGTGCTAAACTGCCATGCAGTGGTGAGAAGTGGGATGAAGCAATTCTACCAGAGGTAGTTTGCGAATATGAGGAAGTCGGTACTGCATACTTAAAGTTTGTTATTGCTACAGAACAAGACTTTGCTGATGCAGAGTGTGCTATTGCCGCATTCCGTACAGCAGGATTTAAAGGACACGTTTATCTAATGCCAGTAGGTGGTGTAGAAAATGTCTATGCACTAAACAACAAGAATGTAGCAATACTAGCAATGAAAAACGGATTACGGTATAGCGACAGACTACAGGTGCCGTTGTTTAAGAATGAGTGGGGAACCTAATGAAACGTTTTATAGAAAAGCTATTTGGTATTGATAAACTTAAAGCAGAAACTGAGGCCGCAGTAAAACTAGCAGAGGAATCCACAAAGATTGCTAAAGACGCAGTTGCGGCTGCAGAACGTGCTGTAGAAGCAGAAGAAACTGCTAAATTGAGCCCAAAAGATCGTGCAACCAAATTAAAAGAACCTTGGGTAGGTGTTCTTAACACTCATGTCAATAAAGAAAATGTACGTAATGGCTTTTTTGAGCTTGACTGGAATGAGCAATTTGTGTTAAAATTAAAGCAAGAGGGATATGGTTTCGACGGTGATAAAGACGAAGAAATTGTAGATCGTTGGTTCCGTGAACTATGTGCTAATGTAGTAGTTGACGGAGATTTTGGCGGCGCTGTAAACACTGGCGTTATTGATATTAATTCTGTTAGAAAAAATAACCTATGACATATATTTTAGTTGATACTGCAAACACTTTCTTTCGTGCAAGGCACGTTATCAACGGTGATGCCGACATTAAGTTGGGTATGGCTTTTCACATTACTCTCAACAGCATTAAGAAAGCATGGCAAGATTTTGAAGGTAGTCATGTGGTCTTCTTCTTAGAAGGTCGAAGCTGGCGTAAGGACTTTTACAAGCCCTACAAGGCTCAACGTGCGGCTGCTCGTGCGTCACATACAGAACGAGAAGCAGAAGAAGAACGTGTGTTTTGGGAAGCGTTTGATACATTTAAAGATTTTGTCACTGAAAAGACTAATTGCACCGTATTACAGCATCCTAGACTTGAAGCTGATGATTTAATTGCGGGTTGGATACAAAGTCATCCTAGTGACAACCATGTGATCATTTCGACAGATACAGATTTTGTACAATTAATTGCTCCTAATGTAAAACAATATAATGGCGTTACAGAAACCACAATCACACACCAAGGCTACTTTGATAAAAAAGGTCTATCCGTTATTGATAAAAAGACTCAAGAAGCAAAAGTTGCACCGGACCCCCAGTGGTTACTGTTTGAGAAGTGTATGCGAGGCGATACCTCAGACAATGTATTCTCTGCATATCCGGGAGTACGGGAAAAAGGCACAAAGAATAAGGTTGGTCTCCGTGAGGCCTACGGTGACAGAGACTCAAAAGGATATTCATGGAACAATCTCATGTTGCAGCGTTGGTCCGACCATAATGGTCTAGAACATCGTGTGCTAGATGACTACGAACGCAATCGTCAATTAATTGATCTTACAGCACAACCCGCTGATATTAAACAAATTATGGTTGACACGATTACTACAGCAACGCAGGCAAATAAAAATGTCAGCCAAGTTGGAATTAGATTAATGAAATTTTGTAATCTTTATGATCTTAAAAAGATTGCTGATCAGGCGCAGGCCTACGCTGAACCACTTAATGCGAGATACACGCTATGACAGACTTACACGCTAAACCAATCATTGAAAATAAATTCTGGATCGTTGAAAAGGATGGTACAAAATTTGCCACCTTGAGAAAAAACGAAGACAATCGTTTTATTCTCAGCAACGAACTAGGTACTAAAATTTATGACACCAAAGAAAGTCTTACTCGACAATTTGGCAAGGATTTTTTTGTGGCAAAGATTATCAAGGAAGCAGATAATTCAAATCCAGAAGAAGTTCACGGATATACCACCAGTGCTTCTCCGCACAATGCCATGTATGACATCAAAAGAAAACTACCGTTGTTTACAAAAAGTGGAGACTCCAAGAGTCTATATTGCGCAGGCTACTACGTAATTAAATTTGATAAAGGATGGGTTAAGAGTTTTTGTCCCAAGTTGATCACACTGCAAAGATACACCTATCAAGGTCCATTTAGAACTGAACTAGAGATGCGGCAGGTGCTGGCAAATGTTACAAAATAATCTGCCCACAAATCTACCTAGCGTAGAAAAATTGCTGGCCAGAGTTGCTGCCGCTGAACGTAGCCAACAAAAAGACATTAGAATATCAATACAAGAAGCCAAAGACTTAACTGCTGAATTAGCAGTATTGACGTCCAAGTTAGGTCGCACAGTTCAAGAAATACATGCTATGCTGGCGGAAATACGTGAATCAACCACTAAGATTGACGTTAAGTTCGATGGAGGTGGGTTCGGTTCTTGATAAATATATACGTGGTTAATTAGGAAACACGTATTAATGAGCAGACCAAAACCCAAAGTTATACTTGAACATGCCAATAAGGACACTTTTAAGATTGAACAAATTCTTGAAAGCGATGCCATCTGGGCTGTGTTTTATAAAGGTGAGCCATTCAATCTAAAGAGTGGTAGTCTAGTGGCCAGCTATCCCGGTCCTAAATACAAAAAAGTTTCATTTAGCAATCCCGGGCATGCACACAATCTTGCAAAAAAACTTAACCGACTTTTCAAGACTCAAGACTTTGAAGTTTATAAACTCAGTCAAGGTGAAAAGATAGAGTAAGCTATGGACCGCAAGGATACCTATACTTCGGTATTCCTCAAAGCTGCGGGACAACCGCATGATGCTGAATACGTTAAAAAATTTCGTGCTGTTTGGTGGTTAAGTACTCGAGGTAAAGATGTCGGTGGACTACGAATGACTGATCAGTGTCTAGAGTTTGTAGAAACTAAATCAGAAATTAAAACTTATAAAATAGAACTTCCAAAAGATCTAACAATAGGGCCGCAAGTTCTAGTTTGGATGGATCAATATTTGGATTCTCCCTTTCATTTACAAAAACGATATATCAAGGTATTATCTGAAAAATCCGCTTTCGAATTATACTTATTTGCTGGCGACGTTAGAAAAATGGGTTCTGCCAAGGCTTTGAATAAAAGACTAAGCCAAGAATCTTCTCAATAAATTATCTTTGAATTAAATATCACTATGTTAAAACTAAACGCTCTTGACATTTTGAATCATAGACAAGTTGATTCAGTGGCTCCACATTTTGCCAAAATGAAACTGGCTGATGTAGACCTATTTGGATCAGATGTTGAAACTTGGATCAGATACAAATTGGTAGGAAGATTCTACATAAAAAGACAGCCTGGAATTTCACAAGATGGAAAACTAAAGACTGCTACATATGTAGGATTTGAGGATCACAAAGAGCTGACTTATTTTATGCTAGCATGTCCACATATAAGGAGAAACACATGACCGAAGAAGTAAACACACCAGAAGTACAGCCAGCTGCAGAAACACAACAACCAGCAGCACCGGATTTAAATATCAACGATCTGTCCGCACTACGAAGCATTTTAGATGTGGCCAGTCAACGAGGAGCGTTCAAAGCAGCCGAACTAGAAGCAGTTGGTAAGATTTATAATAAGCTAAACGCATTCTTGGAAGCTGTTACTAAAAAGGATCAGTGATGAAATCATTAAAACATGTAGGAAAAATGAAAAAAGCAGGTTCCAAGGTGCTGGTGGCTTTTAGAACATTACCCGGTGAATCTAATCAGGCATTGGTTATTCCAGTATCCAGCCTATCAGACAACTATCATGACGATATCATGAAGTTGGTTGAGACCACCGAAGCACAAGCAGCATTTGAATTTGGTGAAGTGTTATTTACAAGATCATTTTCCGACGGCCGTCCAATGTTGCAGGCGCTAAGAGCCGATAACAGAATGGCCAAGGTTCCTACAGACGATGTTTTGATGATGCCATCGCCTGGCAGTGAAATTGCTCTGCACCAGCTTAATACACTTATTGCTGAACAAAAAAACTGTGCAGTAGATGACTTATGTACGTTTGTTTCGGGTTCTAAGAAAAATACTCCAGAAGTTCAAGAACTTGTAACAGTCAAGGATCTTGCTCCTCAGCCAATACCTGCAGTAGCACCTCTTAAGGCAGCTGCTAATGAAGTGTTATCTGATAAAGACATTGCCAAGAGTTATCGCAGTCAGGCCGATTCAATGTACAAAGAAGCTGCCCGTCTACGTAAAGAAGCAGATGATTTAGATCCGCCAGCAAAGAAAGCGGCCAAGGCCAAAGAAGCTGAAAGTGCCTAAACCCTTGTTTAAACCGCCAAAACATCTTGTTCAGGAATGGCCAGAAGTCTTTGAAGATCTTTACATGAATACCATGCCGGTTCACTACCTAGAATCAATTAGGTTGGAATTCGGCAATGGTAGGATATGGGAGATCAATATTGCTGAACAGTTGTCTAGCAGTCACAGTGATATAGTTGCCAATAGATTGGTAGAAACATTTGCTGAATACAAAGAAGATATTAAAAAGATTGATTTTAAAATTGATGTTGAAAAATTAAAAAAAGACATACAAAATCAATCTAATGACTTTTTTAAATAAGAATGTGGAAACTAAAGCAATTAATTTTTATGTTAAGGGCTTTGATTCGTCTAAACAAACAATAGACGATATCAGTCCCACATTCTGTGCCGCTAAATGGTTGCAGGTTAGTTTA